AGCGTATTGTTTTCTGAAATTATTATTGTAAGAAGTTTGTTTCCAAGATGCTCCGCCTGTTCCATAAGGAACAATAGTAGCTACAAAATTTTCTGCTGCTACGCTTTCATCACCGCCATTAGCATCGACATCTGTATTAGAAACTACAATTACTTGTAATACTACCTTACTGCTATTTAATTCCGCAAAATGAGCCATAATTAAATACCTCTTTACGCATCATCTAATATTTCATAAGAAATAGTGCAAGTTAAATCACCATTCGCACTAGCGCCACCTTCAATCAAGTCTCCTTCTTCAAGGTACAAACCCCAATTTTTATCAACTAATAACAAAGTTGAATCTGCAGGAACGGCTATTGTATTAGCAATCAAAACAACTGATCCTCCAGACTTAACTATTCCCATAGTGACATTAGCCGCACTACTGCCATCAATATTAGCTATTGCAACTGAGTTAATTTTATATATCTTCTCTGAAGCACAAGTTAATAAATCGGTTGTTAAAGTAGTATTTAATGCAAATTGTGAGACTTTTCCATATATTGAGGTTACTGCTACTATATTTGGATTTGCCATATTTTTCTCCTAATTATAAGTTTATCCGAAAACCATAGCCATTGCTATTGCTTTACCTGTAGATGTTTTTGTATCTATTTGGGTTTGTATTGCTGAGGTGACTCCATCAACGTAGTTCAACTCTGCTGCAGTTGCTGTAATAGTTGTACCGTCAATAGATAAAGCATCTGTTTCTAGTGTGCCATCAATGTCTGCATTACCACTTACATCCAATGAACCTGCATCAAGTTCGCCTGTAAGTGTGATGTTTCTAAAACTTCCAATGTCTTTATTTGAATCAACGACAACCCCTAAACTTGCTGATACTGTTCCTGCTGTTACAGCATCTAAAACATTTAATTCTGCTGCTGTGGTAGTCACCGCAGTACCACCAATCATAAATTTATCCTTAACTATATCGACTAAAGCACCCCCAGCAGTTAATAATTTATCTGCTGATTCATCCCATAGCAAATAGGCACTAGCAGTTGCACCAAATAATTTTACATCATAACCAGTATCGTCTACACCTACAGTAACAGTTCCTTGATTAGACAACGCTCCTGCGTTAGTTAATCCTGCGGTTTTAGTTGTTCCTGCTAAATTTACATCTGTCAGTAAATCATAAACAACACCACCTCCCCCTAATCCATCGGTAGCTATAATTTTTACTTCTCCTGCTAAGATTGCTACATTTGCTCCACTACCACAAGTAAAAGTAAGTGTGTAACTTGTAGCATTTTCCATTATCCATACTTTAGATGCTGTGTTTGGTAAAAGAGTTACAGTACAAGCTTGTCCACCGCCTGTAAGTTTAAGGTACATTGATCTATCTGCATCGGAAGTTCCGTCTGCAATAGTAATGTTATCGGTAGAAGCATTGGCTATAGCTCTAGTGCCGTATCCTAGTGCTTGACCTATTAATTCTAAATTTGTATTAGTTGAAGTTCCCCAAGTACCTGATTCATCACCTGTGGCAATTTCTTTAAGTCTTAGATTGTTTACATATGTTGCCATTTATTTCTCCCGTCTGTTTTGATTATAGTATCTTTTTTCATAAAAGTTAAGCAACTTCTTGCCAATCAGGTGTTTGGTCTGTGTCTACTGCAGTCCAGGTGGTTGTGACACCTGGAACTACGTCGCCCCAAACTGTTAAATTAGTTACGCCACCAGTTCCAGCAACTCCTGTTGGATAGACATTTGCTGCGGATATTGTAGATAAACTGCCTACTGCTCCTGTCGCTGCTAAACCTGTAATTGAAAGTATGTTGTCAGTAATGGTACTGACTGTCCCTACTGCTCCTGTTCCTGCGACTGTTGTTGGATAAACATTAGCACCACCAGTAACAGTTTCTTCTCCTTGTGAAACAGTAGAAGCTGCACCTGAAACCCCTACAATCGCAACGCCATTAGCTACTACAGTTCCAACAGCACCTGTTCCTGCTACTGTTGTAACAGCTACAATGGCACCACCTGTAGCAGTTTCTGAGCCTAACGCAGTAGTTCCTGCAACTCCTGTTATTACTACAGGTAAAGGTTCACCCCAAGTCAGTTGACCCCAAGTTCCTCTACCCCAACCATTAATATTAGCCATACGCTAAATTTACGCTATTCTAATAACAGCAGCACTCGCATTTGCGGTTGGAAAAGAAATTGTAAAACTACCTGCGGTAGATGTTTTATCTCCACCAAAATCAAATACAGCTACGGCTGGGTCGCCTGTTGCTGTGTCATTAAAAATCATACAACCTCTAGCGGTTATAGTACAGGTTCCAAAAGTTAAATCAGCGAAATCTGTAAAAGCTGTTGTTCCAGATGACGAAGGATTAACTCTTGTTAATGCTGCTCCTTTTGCTGTGTAGTTTGTACCACTCGCTTCTTGATTTGTAGAGTATGCAGTTGTTGCTGCACTCATAGTCGCTGAACTTGTGTACAAAGCTAGATTAAAAGTGCTACCTCCAGAAAGTAAGAAATTGTGTTTCGCTTCTAAAAGTTCTTTTTTAAAAGATGTACACATTGCTTGTGTAATTGCCATTATAGTCTCCTAATAATATTTGCTAAGTCTGTTTGACCTTGCTGTTCTAATTTATTACATATAGTACACATATGGTTTTTTACTGCCTCTTGCATATAATACATAATTACTTGTTTGCACGCATCTCTAAATGCATGAGCTTGTGCCCGTAAGGGTGCAGGAGCATCATCACTGATAGAAACTAATTTATTCGTTGCTGTTTCTGCAACTTCTTCTATAGTGTGACCCCTGTTATTTGTTGTTGTGACTCCAAGGTCACCTAACTCTGATAAAAATTCTTGTGTTTGCATATTAATATTTAGTTGGCTCAGGTACTTTATTAAACTCTAAGTCGTTTCTATCAATCATTCCTACAAGTTGTTCTTCTTTTTGCACTTCTGACCATTTACATACTTGCATTTTATCATCTTTCACATAAGTTATAAAGGGATCTTCTAATCGATGATATCCGTATAGTTTTTCTTTTATATCGACATTCGTCTCTAGCAAATTAGAACGAGGAGCAATCGAAATTTCTATTTTATTGTCTATACATTTAGCTAACCAAAATTCACAGCAGGATCTTCCTGCTTCAGCAAAATGCATATTTGTTTTATAAGTAAAATCTACACCAAAAACCGTTAAATGACTTACTTGATTCCACATTGCGAAAGCAATAGCATACGCAACGGTGTTGTTAAAATAAGCACACCCTAAATCTCCTATTAAAGCAGTTAAAGGAAATTCTTCTGCTGCTGGGATTCTTTCGTCTAACACACAAGTATAAATAGGATAAGTTATTTGAGGTAGTCGATTTCTCATCATAGAAGTCATATCTCCTGCGTCCTCTGTGTCTAAAAAACGACTCATAGGGTCCATAATAAAAGCTCTGTCTACCTCAGGCAAAACTCCCACCATAGCATTAATTGCCCAAACTTCATCAAAAGCTAAACTGTGTGCTTTACCTAAATGATAGTCTATTTGGCTTTGCCCCATAGCAACTAAGGCTATATTTTTATCTTTTAACTCTGGGATAGGTTTATCCAACATTAATAAATGTCTCCATAACGGTATTCGTCTTTACTTCCTAAAACCTCTACTCTGTTCTTTAAGCTCGTTAAAGCTCCTATGAACCGTGCTTCGAATGCTTGCACTTCTGGTATTTCAAATTTTAAAAAAGTTGCTGCTTCCACTAAAGAACCATAAAACAATGTATCTCCAGCATTAGTTCCGATCCAGCTTTCCCCACTTGAAGTAGCTGTTATTGATTGAGGATTATAGACATAATGAAGTTCAAAAGTAAAATTTGTACTTGGCGCTGGGGCTAATATAAATGTAGAATCATCAAAAAGAGCATAATAAAGAGGGTTTCCTGATGTGGCTGTAGCAGGAGTGTAGTCTCGTATAAAAGAGACATCTTTAAGTAATAAATAATTATAGTTACTACTGCTGTCGATTAGAGCTAAACTTAGTGGTGTTAAAAAATCACTAGGCATTTCTAAATAAGAAACAGGAACATCGTCTGTGGGAGCTGTTGCTTGTCCTGTTACATTTTTACGAAACACAGGAATCTGAACATTTTGTAAAATTCTTTGTTCTGCTTCTTGTATAAAAATAGGAAGATTATTTACGAACGTTGTTTCAGAAGTATCTAAATAATCTTGTATGGCTGTTTTTAATGTGGTGTATGTCCATTTCATGTTGTCACCGTTAATGTTCCTATTTCCCCTGTCATTTTAAATGGGTCTCCTATCTTATTAGGAAACATTGTACCAATAACTTCTGGGATAGTATTGTATGGTCCAACTTGAGTGGCGTTATTGTCTGCGTCATATGTGTTTAATGGACCGTAAGTTATAACTGTTCCTAAACCAACTTCTTCATCTACATTAGGTCTAGCATTCCAAAGTGCTTCCGCATCTAAGACTCGAGGAACTGGATCTAATTGAGGTTCTTTTGCTGTCCAACATTCGGGACAAGCTTTTAATTTATCCCACTGCATTCTAAGATCTAGATAGGGATAAGCCCACCCACATATGTCGCAAACACCTTGCGCATATGTACCTTTAGCATAAGCCATTAGTATGTTCTCCTGGGAACTAGATGTAAGCTGTTTCTTCCTTGGTCACCAGCTACTGCTCTAGCAAAATCTTCTTCGTACAAAGGCTTTAATATAGCTATTCTTTCAGGATTCTTTTTAAGAGCTAGATAAAAAGCCAGTCCTGAAACCATAGGAGCAATAAAACGACTAGGCACATCAGGGTCATTAACTGATGCGCTAATATCGTCAATTCGTTGAATTCTGTTAGAAACAAAAACATCTGTTGAGTTTTCTGGGGCTGGCCAGACATATAAAACAGGAGTAGCTTGTCTATCTAAAAAATACTCCGTTGGTCTAGCTTTTGTTGATTTAGTGGGGATGTTTAAATATTCATCTCTCCCTATACTGCTTAATTGAAAATCTGTAACAGTACTTCCAATAGTTTTTCTGATAACAGCATCAATTATGTCAATATCATAAGCGTTTAGTGGGTAATTATTTTGACCTTCGATCATTGTTAAACTAACTTGGGCGATAGTCCAAACATTAACACCCCTGTTAGCCCAATCAGAAAACATGATATTCATAGAGCGACGGGCTGTTACTGCGTCATATCCTGTACGCAATTCCAACCCTGCCAACTCATATGCCTCTTCCATGACGGCTGCGGAATCAAGACTAAATGTTTTAGTTCCTGATGTAGCCATTTGTTAAGATCCTGGTGCTTCGTAATACTTTAAAAATTCTGCCCAAACAGTATATTCATTTCCTGCGTCTGAGGTAGACGGCACAACTAAAAGTACATCTCCTGAGTATCCTGAAGCAGCAGTGTTTTTAAGACCACCAATTTCACTAAAATCAAAAGCGTTATCATAAGCTAATGTTAAAAAAGTTACATCTGTAGTTGCATCCCAATCCAAAGAAGCTGGGGCATCCGTTCCCCCACCTACGC